GTTGCCAATAGATTCATATCAGTAACAATATCACTGGTAGCTAGTGTATTAAGATCAGTAATTATATCACTAGTTGCTAGTGTATTCATGTCAGATATAACATCAGAAGTAGCTAACAATGCCATGTCTGCCACAACATCAGAAGTTCCTAACAAAGCCATATCAGCTACTACATCACTAGTTCCTAATAATCCCATAGCTGTTACGTTAGCAGACGTAGCTAATACCTCCATGTCTTCTATAACTGCAGAAGTTGCAAGTAAACCCATGTCTTCTACTACGGCAGAAGTACCCAATAAATTGATAGATGCTGTGACTGCTGACAAAGACTGAACTGCAGTAATTGTTGGTCCGGCTTCTACTGCACCAGTAGTTGCATTAAATCCTAAAACTGTACCAACCCTGTCAGCTTTCAAAGGTAACGTCATACTTACTGCAGTATCTTGATCTGCAAGTTGCATTGATCGTGATGTCTCGTCTGATATGTCTGCAGCAATCGCTGTAAATCTATCCAACTCTGTATTTAAAGTAGCAACTTCAAATGCACCTGATGATGGAAAGTCTGTAGTTCTAGCAAAAGCTATTGATCTTGTAATTACTACAGTAGAGCCACCTGTAATACCTACAACAGAATTACCTGATGTTGTATTTATTGTACCAGTAGACCCATCACCACCTGATACTGTGTAATGTGTGGATATAGTTTTAAGTGTGCCATCAACATAAAAGTTAAGGTCAGCTTCATCAAAGAACTCAAAGTTCACAGTAAATGCTGTCTGTGTTGCACCCTGTGCTACAGTGTATGAGACTCTTGGGGTATTATCACTCAAAGCTATTGTCATATTCGCACCTTATTTGTTGTTAATGTTGTGTGCAACGCACAAATCATTGTCTTGTAATACTTCTCGAAAGCTCTCTCATGTCCTCAGCAAAAGGTGTTAAACCAATTATCGGCAAATTGTACGAGAATCTTTTCAGACCTTCAGCCGATTGATCTGTCAATAGTTCGTGTGCACCAAGAACCCACTCTCTCATCATTCCCGGTGTAGCACCTGCAAAGTCTGCAAACTGATCGCCAACTGTCGGCTTGTACTTACCCTTTAACCAAGAGTCATCTGGATTATGTAACCCTGTCGCTATTGCAGAATGCAATGCTTGATAAGCTAAGTCTGAATATATACCTGTGATACCAGACATTTCAAAACTACGCATCATTAACTCAGGCATATCCTTGTTCTCAAACCACCAGTCAGGCTTCTTGATAAGTAATGTAACATAACTCATTGCCATAAGAGCAGACATACCTGCCATTCTATGTTGTCTTGATGGGTCTAACATAGACGCTGCAATTCTATTCGTTGCTGCAAATGCAAAGTTATAGAACTGAAAAGGAAATGCCATCACACCAGATTCAACTCGTGCCATTGGATACGTAATGTTCTTGCCTACCTTAATACTTGCTCTTTCATCAACAGTTATTCCTAATCTATTCATCCACGGCTTATGCTTTACATAAACAAAGCCATCCATAATCATAGGCCTATCAAATGCAGTAGCATGCATGATTGTATTACGTGATGCAGATGCAAGATAAGTCATCATAGTTCTTTTAAGTTCTCTATCTAATGCAGTTGCTTCAGGCCATTCAGCTAGATTCAGGACTGGCATACCTGATTCTGTTTTCTCCCATGGCATGTTAGATATACGCACAGCTACATCTCTCGTAATACCATACCTGTTTAGTTCTTCTTCATCTTTAGCTGCAGACTTAATATTATTTTTGAGATTATTAATCTGCTCGTAAAACTTAGGTATGCGTATAGCCATATCAATTTCTTTACCTATCTTAGTAATAATCGATAAGCCATTGCCTATATAAAAGCCTTTTTCCATTGCTTCAACAGCACGCTCAAGACGACCGGGTTGCATATCTCTTGCTGAGTCTACAAGAAATTGTTTCTGTGCTATGGACTTAGCCATCTCCATACCCTCGTTTACATAACGTAGATTCTTTACGTTAGCTTTTATATTATCCCAGTTACCATCAACAGCCTGTACTGCAGTTCTAAAGACACGGCCATACCCATGCTCAAAGATAGGCATAGCAACAGTTTCAATTATAGATGTAACACCTGCACCTGTAAGATATGTCATACCTGCAACTTTCTTAGTAAGTCTTGAGTACTTATTATCCCACCTGTCAGCAGAACGAATCATCTGTCCTGATTCTCTTTCGTAGTCAGCTAAGAAGTTAGTTCTTATTTGTGCAATTCTTTTGTCTGATAGGCCATCAGACTTCATTATGATTGTGTGTGTCTCAAGCAAGTCATCAATAGTTTGTCTGCCAAATGTTCTTGCCCACTCAATTCTAAATCCCATCTTATCTAAGTAGTTCTCAATCACACGATCATCTCTAATGATAAAGTCTTTTACTTTCCACTCAGGTATGTTGGTAGCACGTATCATAAGGTGTTTGCCTTTACCCATACCAACACCATTCTCATGTAAGTTGTCGCCTATCTCAAGAATCTTATTAACAACAGCTTCTGCTTCGGCTCTTGCTTTGTCAGCTTTACCTCTGATCTCTACGTCTATCCACTTGTCACCATCCCATTTCTTGTATGTACCCTCCTCAAGAAAGTGATCAGCAAATACTTTAGTTAAAGCCTCACGCTTCTCTGCACTCTGTAACAATGTAGCTTTGTCATAGTAGATTGGGAACTTATAGTTCTTACGTGTTGGTGAGTTAAGCACACCATTTAACCAGACAGTATTTAACTTACCATTCTTAATTCTTTTTTCAGCAATAGCTATATCAGCTTCAAGACTGCTTATATATTTAGCTTGCTTGACTGTAAGCTGTGGCTTGTCTGATTTACTACCACTACGCATTGCACGTTCAGTAGCATTGTCCATGACGGATTTAATGCTTGCTCTTAGCTTAGGGAGTTCAAGTTCATTGTTCTCTATATCATTTGCTATTTGTTTTAGTTGGTTGCGTATACCCACATCATCACCAAGTACGCCAACTTCTCTAGCCTGCTCATCAATAGAACGGAACAAAGCATCAAGATCATCTAGTGCTTCTTTAATTGTTTCCGGTAACATCTTGTAATTAGCTGCATGCCATTCTGGATTGCCATTGTCGATGTGTGTCATAACCAAATCATCAAACCATTCGTCGTATGTCTTTTGAGTTGTGTCTCCACGCATGTATCTGTTTGCTCTTACTGATATAGATGCTACATCAAACCCCATGAACTCACCTGTACCAACACGAGACTTCATGAATTTCATGTACTTCTCACGCATTCTTATTCTTAATGCGTATGCTTTACCACCATGTAGCTTTGCCCTTGCTGATAAAGACTGTGATGCTTTACCATATTGATTGCCCTCTAAGGCAACAGATGCATTGAATGACATCTTGTTGTAATCATCTTTGATTAATACACTCAAGTCTTTAGCTTCATTAATAATTCTTGATGGTATGAACTTACTTACAAAACCTATTCTTGAGTAGATTGTTTCTTTGATAGCACCAGTCTTGGTACTTGTTTTAAGACGTTCGGTTTGTGCTCTGTTTAATGCAAGTGTATTAATACGCATTTCATACGCAAGATTTGTTTCATCAGCTAGTCTAGGAAACTTACCATGCATAAGTTCATGAAAGATAACAAAGTCTACAAACTCATTCTCATCTCTAAACCTATCTATATTACCAAATGCAAATTTAGAATGTTGATATGCTGCATCAGTATATTTACCAGTATCTCTTAGCTTTTCTAATTCAGCGTAACCTTTCAGTTTGTCTTTAGCTTTTTCTTTTAATCTTAGAAACTTTTCTTTAGTTCTCTTAACATCGACAAATACAGTACCACCCTCGTCTGAATGTATGTGTGAGCCTAGCACATTCTTTTTGTCATGCTTTGCTTTTAAATCGTCAACTGTCTTAGGGTCACGAACTATTTTCTTTACATTAAACTCTCTACCATAGGTCATCTCTAATTGTTCATCAGACATTTCAGATATTGTCCTACGCTCAATAGCAGGATCAACCATCTGCTCTTTAGATGCAGGCTTTGTTGCTTCAGGAGTAACAGGCTTTACTTCAGGAGTTGCAGGAGTAAAAGGCTCAGGCCCAACGAACTCACCTTTCTCTTTTAGATCAGCCATCTCTTTGTTAAGCTTCTTTAACTTCATACCAGAGTATGTGTTAGCTATACCTTTCATCCCACCACCAAGTAATGAAGTCATTACAGTTGATGCTCCAATATTCATTGCAACTTCATGTGGTGTATTCATAGGATCAAAAGGAGCACGTATAGATTCAGACGCTATGCCAAAACCAAAGCCAACCTTAGCACTTTCTTTAGCTACGCCAAACACAGAGCCTGTTGCCCAAGCAGCCTTAACTCCCATATTAAATACTGGCATAGCAAATGCTATGTTAAGTGGGTCTGCTATTCCTGCAACCAATGCAGGAAACAAACCACCTCTATCCATTGTCTCTCTACGCTTAATACCCTGATCAATGCCTGACATAATAAAGTCATAATGCTCTCTGTTCTTTGCCCTAGATAACTCATTCATAAATTGATAGTAGCTATCTGTCTCATCTTGGTCTTGCCATCTAAAGTCTGGGTCTTTCTCTTGATCTGTAAATGTAATTTGCTCCTGTATAAAATTAGTAACAGGCATCCATTGATAGCCAAGATGTGCTGAAAATGTTTCTCCAAATGATGGGTCGGGTGCATCTAAATGTTTTTGATACTCAGTAAATACGGGTCTTGCTATAGGATTTTTTCTTGGTGCAAAGCTTGTGTATTCAGAATCTCTGTAAAATATTTCAGACATTAATACCCTCTAACTTTTTGTGCTACTAACTTTGCTCTATCAGGTGTTTGATTAAACCAAGTAGTATACGTTCTTCCTTGTGGAGAATAGTTGTAAACCATATTGTTTCTTACTCTAGCAAACATTTCATTTCTTGAATCAGAACCTGATGGTTCTTTAGTTGCTCTCTTAAGTAAATCAAAAAACATTGGCCATTGTCTTGTAGGGTCAGGACCTTGTGCAGTTACATTTTCGTAACCTAATTGAAATGCAAAGTTAATTAAAGCAGCTTGTCTTTTAGCAGATAATGTATCCCAATCGGGTACGTCACGACGATACTTATCAGTTATCTTTTTAACTTTTAGATTTAAGACTGCTTTAGCTTGTGGCTTAGTTACCTTATTAATGTCAGGTAACAGTGCACGCTCATCAGGTTCTAGGCTTGTAATTGCAAAACCATAACCAACCGAGTTACCTGCACCATCAGGGTACTGTATAGAGCTAAATCCCTCATCTTCAATTAACTGCTCAACTGCTGTTACATGAGCATCAATAGGTCTCATTGCTTTAACAGAATTGACAATAGTATCAATAGGGTCAGGCCCTAACAATGATGTAAGTTGTATAAACTCAGGAGAACTTCTTAGTACTTCTGAGCCTTCTTTTTTAAATAAATCATATATTTTATTTTGTAACTCTACGCTTTTCTCAGATACAATCTCAAGATTTCTTACAAACTTTTCGCCTGTATCAGAAACAAAACCACTTACATCAGACGCTACGTTCTGTGTTGCTGTGACAAGATCGGATTTAGGAACAACGCTTTCTACCACATCAACGCTTGTCTGTTCTCTGTTTGCTATTTCTAAATCAGTTGTCATGTCTTGGCCGGGTATCAAACTTTGTGGCCCATCTTTCATTCTAATGAGACCTGATCCTTTTTGTCCAGTGTACCAACCTATAAAATCAGAACCTATATCTTGCCACCAACCTTTACTTAGGGTTGCTTCAGCTTCATTTTCTTTTCTTTCATTTTCTATTTCTTCTTGTAGCTGTTGTGTTATTTGGTCAGTATCAAATGTTATTACACCAAAGTCATCTTTGATTGGCAGTCCATCAGCGTCAACTAATGTCCATCTACCATAGCCAGTACTACCATTACCTTGGTCTGCCATAAGAAATACATTGTCACCAATTACTAATCTGTCCTCATCTGTATATTGATTTATGTCTTGATCAACTGTTGTTTGCCAAATAGATATAACCTTTTCTCTTTCATCATCGTTGTAATATGCAGAAACAGAACCTGTATCTCTTGTGCCAGTAGTTTTTTCAAATGGATTAAAACTTGTTTCATCTTCTTTGTAAACTTCTTCTATAAATTCTTCTACAACTTCTTTAGCACTTTCTGGTGTAGCACCTTTAGCCCTTAATGCATTAAGATAAATAATATTTAATGTATTAGTTTCTTTAGTATCTAGTTCATATTCAAGGCCAATCTTTTTAACTTGATTCTTTATGTAAGCTGATTGTTTATAATTGTCCTCGGTAATACTAGAATCATTAGCTATGACCTTATCCCTTACATCCATAGCTATCGCTTTAGCATCTTCTGGTGGAACATGAACTGCTTTAAAAGCATCAACGGCACTCATCTTACCATCTCTCATTAATTGTTTTACTTGAATTGCCTTAGCAGTTTTTTCTTTTTGTATACCAAGTTTACCAGAAACAACCGATGCAATGTTTACATAATTGTTAGCTGCTCTTTCAGCAGCATTGTTGTTGTCTTGTTCTTCTAAATTAGCTATATGCGTAGCTACTACAGCAGGATTATTAACTATATTCTTAAATGAAGAAGCAACTGTAGCGTTAATCTTTTGATTTGTATTTACGTTTGTAAGTCTCTCTGGTGATAAACTTAACATATCTATTGAATTAACTTTTCTTCCAATGCCTAGAGACATACCTATAGCACCATCAATGTTATCGCTCTCTGATTTACTGCCTGTGTTTGCTCTTCCATTTGTCCAATTAAACTGTGCATTTTTAAAACCAATTACCTTAGCAGAAGCTTTATGTGCATCTGCAAACTTACCTTTTGTTGTGGATGCCCAAGATGTAAGTAATCTTATTTCAGTAGGATTTAAATCTTTACGTTGATCTTGAAAATGTTTATCAGTGTATCCAGACAGTAATCCTTTATCCTCATCATCAATAACACCTAATGTAAGACTTCTGTTGTATGCTGCCATTTGTGCTGCATTAAGCTTGCGAAACTCAACTTCCATAACAGCTTGTCTATTATTAGTTTTTATTTTTGATATTTGTTCTTGATAATATGGTGCATTTATTGCGTCATTACTTATTAACTCTTTGTAATTATTAATACTTACCTGATCTAATTTGTCTGCTTCATTGCTCTTACCATTTACTCGAAGTTGATATGACTCATTTAAATTGTTACTTGTAATAACTCTAAGTTTTTCATTAGCAACTTCTTCTTGTTTCTTATATGCATCCATCTTTAGTTTGTTAGAATGCTGTACCATAAGACCCGAAGCATCTGTTGCAAACTGCCCAGTTACTTCACCATAGCCATTTTCTTTAAGAGTATTAATTGTTTCTGTAATATAAAGATTAGCCTTCCTGTCAAACTCTACAGGATTGTCTTTGTTTTCTGTGTGTAACTGAGTTAGCTTTCTGCTTGTATCAAGCTGTAATTCGTTTGCATACCTTTTACGTAGCTGTGGTGTTGCTGCTCTTGTTGCAACTTTACTCAAACTCTTTGGTAACTCTACATACTGTAATTCACCTTTATCATTTCTTGTTTGTAATGATGCAACATAATCCTTACCTGCTTGCTCTTGATCTACAACAGCTTCTTCAAATGCCATCTGTGATATTTGATTGCCTAGATTAGCTAAAGCATTGCCAACATCTGCTCCACCTGTTCTAGTGTCTATAACGCCCATAGGCTTGTTAACAAATGTAGATGTTTTAGCTTTAAGAAATTCTGCCATTATGTACCACCATGAAAACTTGGATTAGGGGTTGTGCCTGATATTTGAGAATATTGATTGCCTGCTTTTAATAAGCTTCCCATAGCTTGGAATCTTGCTGCTCTCATAGCATTGCGACCTCTCATGCCTGCAATCTGTATGCCCATAGAACGTTGACTTTGTTGGCTAACAAGTTGAAGTCTTGCTCTATCTTCAGTGGTTCTAGCTTCTCGTATGGTTCTTTCTCTTATGGCTTTTAATGATCTATCGCTACCAACATCTCTACCCATGACTCCAGCTATGGATTCGTTTATACCTAGCATCGTATTAAGATTACTCATGCGTATATTATGCTCTTGCATTGCTGTAACCTTAGCATCTTTCTTCTGTTCTTCTAGCTGTGCTTGCTGTGCTCTTGCTTCAGCACGTCTAGCCTTTCCTGCTTGCATTGAACCATAGGCACTTAGAACTGCACCTGCAACCATCCAATAACTCATCCGAACGCTACCTCCACTACCATACCATTTAAGTCTAAACTAAAAGGATAACTCTGTGATACATTGACTCGTGGGTCACGACTGTATCCTAGCACCCTAAACTCTTCCTTACCTGTAACTGCTACTCTATCTGCTGACATATCATCAGTAACATTTCTAAACACTAAGTCTTTATCATTGACTGATACAGCTAAAGTAGAATGTAAATCTAATACAACACGACTAATTCTTCTTGGCTCTCCAGTAAGAGGGCCACCAATAATACCTGCATCCACTGGCAAGGTCGTGATGAGAGGAACGAATGCGTAACCTATAAAGCCAGTGGACACACCTGATTTAGCTAATGATGCATCTATCTGTGCTCCAGAGATTGTAAACTCTCCAAGATAATCATTACCACTAATTGCTTTAACAACTGCACCATTAGAAAAGTGTGAAGTTAAACTACCAAACACACTGTTTGATGCACTAAATTCATCACAGAAATCCATAGGCATAGCTACTTGAAACTCTTCTAAGAATAGCTTGGTTGTACCTGAGCCATCGTTTCTTGAACAAACAACAAACAATCTTTCATGTATAGAACATATTGAATGCCACTTGCCTGTTGTATCCCATAAGGACCAACCTTGTTTTTGTTCTCCACGTATAGAATAAAATACAGCTAACGTACCATCACTGTTTAGTAAGAATGCATATGACTCACTTCTATTTAACGCACCCTTGATTGATGTTTGTTGTACTGGGTCAACTATTAAATGTGGTGCTAGTCCTGATACAGCTACAGATGTATACGATGCTTCTGAATCAGCAAATAAAAATTCTCTTAATGCACTACCAGTTTTCTGTATAAACAAAGTAGCACCATCAAATACTGTAGGCTTTACAAATGAACTACCATACGGAGTCTGTCTGCGTATCTGTGCATTAGCTGCAGTAACTGGTTTGTCTGTTGGTGCTTGAACAAATAACTCTGCACCTGTAGTAAAGACCTGTAAGTCTCTGTTAGATACTAAATGCCTAATAGTAAATATCTCACCAACGTTTGCAGTAAGATCAAGTGCATCGTTATCCTCACCATCACCTACATCAAAGTTATAATACTGCCCAGACTTAGAACCCCATATACCATCAGGTTGTGCTAGTGTACCACCAAACCATAATCTGTTTTGATGAAAGGTAACGGCTGCAGGAAATCCACGTACTGCTGAGTAACTTTGCTCTTGCCATTCTGTAGTTGCTGCACCTGTTGCTACCCTCGGAGCACCACCTCCATCAGCCGAAGCATTAGATGTAGAACTTGATCCTGCTGTAAACTCATAAGTATTCTCATCAATAACAGCCGTAATACTTCTAGTGCCATTAAGTTTATTGATAGCTAACCCACCTATTGTTCCTGCTCTGTCTATAACAATAGATGCACCAACTGCTAAACCATGTAGTGCATGAGTCACTTGAACAGTCGAACTGCCCTCAGAAACTTTCAATGCATCGTTGTCTAACTGCTGTCTTAGTGTTCCATAAATAGTTGCTGTAACTGTTGTGGCATTTGTAAACCCAGTAATCTTAACTTCAGCTTCACCTATCTTTAAGTAAACTCCAACATGATCTGATGTAAAGTAATCTGCTGATGATGTAAGAGTTACACCCGTACCACTAGTTGCACTAGATGATAACGTAACACCTAAGTCTTGAAATGAATAGTATGGTTGAAACACATGCTCACTATTTACTGACTCTTCAAAAGCATATGTTTCTACAGTAAAGGTAGTTAATCCTGTACGTATAAGTTTCCTTGGTGCAACAGTCTGATGAGCAATAAACATAATGTCACCCTGTTGAGCAAAGGTGTACTCTTCAAGATATGGTGCTGATGTTGTATTAACTAACCAAGTCTGTGATGTAATAGCTTGTATAGAACTGATGTTGCCATTAGACGGATTGATTTGAAATACTTCTATCCGTGTATTACTAAATGCAATTATATATTGTTCATCGTCTGAAAATATAAATGGTTCTATTCTTACTGTCTGTCTTAGATCAGATGAATAAGCAGGAGCAGACGCAAAGTTATGCCAACGTTTAGTTCCCGGTCTTTTGGAAACTCCACCCTCACCACGTATAAAGAAGTTGCGAACTTTCTCTGCTGCATTCTTATAGACAGCCGTATCGGTTCTTGAAGTTAATGACGGACTTATCTCACCAAACTGAAAACTATTTTGAGGTACTCTTATCCTTGCCATTAACTCAACCTATTTGTTCTGAACCTCGTGGTTGTCAATCCTCTTGATGTTTGTTGCTGACTGTCAAGGTTTCTTGCTTTAGCCATTAACCTTTCTGCCTTTACTTCCATCATCTCCATAAGCTTATCATCTCTAGCTATTGATGTAGCAAATACAGATGCCAATGAATATTGAACTGCTAAGGAAAAGTAAGATGGGAAGTCTGTCTCAGATGCTCTATAAGTATAGTCGGCTATTAAGGTGTCGTTTGTTGTAGAGTCTGAAAATATTTTGTCGCCATATACTGTGTATATAATTTTATTGTCGTTAATTGTAACTGCATGAAGCATAAGAAGATTGCTTGGAAGTTGATGTGCTATATCAAACCTACCAGTTGGGGTGTCTGTCAGTTGATTTAACACTGCTTGCTCTGTTGCAAACCTCCATCTTGCTACACACAAAGATGACCTAACGACATCTTCATACATGTTAGACGCAACCAATGCCTCAGTTGAACTGCTTTCAAAAGAAGTAATTGGCTCTGCACCGATGAGCACTAAGGCTCTCGATGCAATATCCAACGCTGAATCAGATGCCGTTGATGCCATTTATTTTAGTCGCCGTCTGTTTCTGCTACAGCAGTTCCGTCTGAAACGTCAACTACTGTTCCAGTATTGGATAAAACAGTTACAAAATTTGTAGTCGGCACATTAGTGTCGTGAACTATTATAAGATCACGAACACCTAACATATTTGCTGAACTATTAAAGTAACCCGCTGTATTAACAGTTGCAATAGCATCTGTGGTTGTATATCTCCACAAGCTACCATTTGAATCTCCACCAATTCTGGTAAGACCACTTGCTGCATAAGCCATTAAACCCTCCTATTAATTGTTGTCAAGAAGTTCATAAATACCATTGTCATCTATGACACTAGCACCCATGGACATCATTGAAGTTGCAAGGTGAGAAACTTTCTCTGGTACGTAATTTAACTCAGTAGTTACATTAGCACCAATGCCTAAGCCTACAGCACTTGTATGATACGCTAAGTTCTTTCCTGCTGTAATAGCAGAAGTAGACATGATGTTAAAACCTAGAAAGTTCTTCATGGTCATTCCACCTGCGTATGGTAAGTTCTGATCACCTACGTAATCTGATGATGCAAACTCTTCAATTAAGAAAAGATCAGCAAAACCTTTAGGATGCATAGCAATATAACGCTGTCCATCTTCTGGAATGTTTGCTGTACCAAATGTTTCAAATGCAGATAACAGGTCTGCTTTTTCAACAGCACTACTTGTATCATG